TTATTCAATTTCAAGACCATCAATCTTTACTTCAAGCTCCATGCTGGTTGTAAATCCATTATCCGGGCTGACAGAATGCGTCAGGGTGGTAATGGTCCATTCTGCATCATCAATCGGCTGCTTAAATCCCGTCACCTTCACCGGCATTTCCGTATAGAGATCAGCCCGCCCCTCAGCGAGCTGCAGGGAAAATGAAGCAACACCACGTTGCAGGCGCTCCCATTGCATTTTTGCCGCACGCTCAGCATTGCTGCGGTTTGCGTAAGTACGATTAAGAACCAGCACGTTTTCATCCGTTCCCACCAGATAATCACCCTGTTTTGCTTCCGGCTCTTTGGGTGTGGTGGCTTTCTTTCGACGACGCTTAACACTGGTTGTCTCTTTTTTCCTGGGTTCACGCGTATGCAACCAGCTGGCAATAACACCGGTATAGGCACCACGATCAGCAAGGGTGAACCGATGACCGTCACCGGCTTTGCGCGTGATGGTAATAACCGGCAGCTGCTTGCCGCTTGCCGTTCTTCCCTGTCCCTGCCGGATAAACAGCAGGTTCCCGTCTTTAACGGAAGCAATCGCCCCATACTGTCTCGCCAGTTTCATCAGAAAACTTGCATCGCTTTCGTTGGTCTGGTCCATATGATCCAGCGCCTTATCCGTCAGGTCTTTACCCAGCGCCACTTTGAGGTTATGCCGGGCGGCGATTTCCTTTACCACCTTCCCCACCGTTGTCTGATGCCATGATTTTTCGCGCCGTGTATTGAGGGTTTCACGAAAATCTGCGCTACGCGCCCTGATGGTCAGCCGGTCAGGGGCTCCGCTGTGTTCAATTTCATCTACGGTAAAAGCCCCTTTAGGGAAAAGCGGCTGCCCTTTCCAGCCCAGCGCCAGCTGAATCACAGCCCCACGTCGCGGCAGGGCGATCAGCCCGTCGGCGTCGTCCAGCTCCAGATCAAGCTGGTCCGCTTCAAAGCCCCGGTTATCCGTCAGTGTCAGACTCATCAGGCGCGCGTCCATCACCGTCGTCACGTCTTTGCCTTCGATAGTGATACTGAAAGCCGGGCTTTTGCTGTTCAGATTCAGGAGATCAGAATTAACGTTCACTGCAGCAATCCTCCAACCGTGTTTTTAATCCCCCCAATAGCAGATGCTGCGGAGTCCTGCAGGTTGCTGAGCTGGTCACTCAGGCTCCCGAACATGTCAGAGAGCGACTCATCAACCCGTTTGAGGGTGATCGTAAACTCAATGCGCCTGGGCATTCCGCTGGCAAAAAACTCCGTCTTTGTCTGGCTCAGACTCTCAATAACAAACATGCCGTAAATGGTTCCACTACCTTCAATCAAAGGCCATGCCTTGCCCAGTTCAGCCATTTGTTCAAGCGCCAGTAATGACAGTCTGCCGCCGGTCACTTCCGGCAGCAGAACCCCGGACAGTGTCAGTGAATCGTTATCCGGGCCAAGAAACTGCGTTGACGGACGGCGGTTCACCCGGCTGTTGGCGGCGTGTCGCCAGCTGCGCTGATACTGCAGTTCCTGATAAGGGACAGTGCGCAGCATAAATACATATAAACCCAGTACCATCATCATGATTCATACCCCCCCTGATCGCTGAAATTGCTGCGTGCTTTTGCCCTGGCCCGGCGCTCCCGTTCGTCAAGCTGGCGTGCCACTTCACGGGCAATATCCTGCGCGTTCTGCCCAGGCTGAGCGACAATATGAATGGGCGCATTTATCTCATAACGAATAACCGGCGGCGGGCTATCTGCCTTAGCAAGCGGGGGCTGGTATGCCCTCGCAGGCAAACTGAACGGATGAAGCGGAGCCGCTTCTGCAGGTGTCGCAGCTACCCCCATCACGCCAGCAACGACAGAGGCCAGCGCAGCAGTACGCCGCCTGCTGGTAACATTTGCCGGTCCGTTCACAATTTCAGGGCCATTTTCTCCGACAATGCCAAACTGCCCGCGTGGAATGATCCCGCCCGTGTCGTACATCCCCGCGTAAGCCGGGAACCCGCCTGGCGGCAGCACCACTTTGCCGTCACTGTTCACTGTGGCGGACTGCTGCTGCGTAACCTGCGCAGGTAGTTTCGCCTTTGCCGCCTCCTTACTGACAATACCGAGCTTTTCCAGCAGCCATGACACACCGGATTTAAGTGACTCAAGTGGGTGCATCACCCTATTCAGACCTTCCGCCAGCGCCTCACCAAACCGACGCCCCATTGCAGCTGCGCTGTTCAGCTCTTCGGAAGTGGATTTAACCGGGGTAAGTAAATCATTGAACCAGCCCCACAAGGCCTGCACCCTGTCACCAATCCACTGAAACACGGGTCTGAGCGGCTCAAAGGCGGCGCTGATGGGCGCAGCAGCGGCTTTGAACCCTTCCACCACGCCCCCCAGAAATGCACTGATGGGCTGCCAGTATTTCCAGATAACCAGCGCCACGCCTGCCAGTGCAGCCACAACCAGCCCTACAGGACTGAGCAACGCACCCAGCAGGCTACCAACAGCAAATAATGCCACGCGCAGCAAAGCCAGCGGACCAGAGATCAACAAACGCAGCACGCTACCTGTACGTGTGGCAGCGGCGGCTGCAGAAGGTAACGCTTTAACTGACAGCATGGACAGGCCAAACCGGATAACCGCCAGCGGTCCCAGCACAGCAGCCACCGCCACTGCCAGCGCCCCCAACCCAACAGTAATGGCTGCCGTAGCTGCCGCCACTTTCATCAGCGTGCCAGCCAGCACGGGATTCTGCTCAACCCAGCGACGCAACGCCCCGGTCACGCGCTTAACCATGCCCATAATATCCATCAGCGGCTGGCGCAGCGTTTCCCCCAGGCTGCTGAAAGCGTTTTGCGCGCCCGTCTTAACCAGCAACCACTGCGCAGACAATGAATCCTTGTTAATGTCGGATTCTTTCTGCATGGAGCCATTAGCACCACTGCCTGATGTGAGTTTCAGCTGGCGCTGCAGCTCCGGCAGGTTGTTAGCCAGCTTTGCCGCATCATCGCCAAACTCTTTGCCAAAAATCATTGTCATGGCTGACAGGCGTTTATCCTGCGGCAGATTGTTGACCTTCTCCAGAACCCGCTGAATTGTGCCCATGGCATCGGTGGTCATCTGCTTTTCAATCTCCGCCGGATTGAGTTGCAACAGATTCATGCCTTCAAAAAATCGTTTACTTTGCATGGTGGCAATGGACAGTTCACGCACCATGGCATTAGAGGCGCTGGCGGCGATTTCCGGGGCAGCCCCAAGAGAAAGGAATGTTGAACCCAGCGCCGCGGCCTTTCGGAAGTCAAGGCGGTCAGCCACGCCCCCCATACGCTGCAGGACGTTGATAATGTCCCCACCCTTTGACATGGCGTTATCGTCCAGGTAGTTCAGCGCATCGCCCAGTTGTTCAATATTGCGCGTCGGAACTTTATAGAGCTGCGCGATTTTCCCCAGCCCTTCTGCCAGTTCATCTGCGGGCAGCTCAAAGGCCGTTGCCGCTTTTGCCGCCGTGGATGCAAAAGCCAGCAGGTCACGTTTCTGCTCTTCGTAAGGATCGTCCTGATTGGTCACCCCCATGCGAGCACCACCTTCAACCAGCGCGGCATAGTCTATAGCGCCGTTCTCCATCGGCAGCTGTTCGCTGGCGGCCTTGATGGCATCCTGCATGTCATAAAACTGTTTTGTGCGGTTGCCATTATCGTCCCGCAGCCCGTTTATCTGCTTTGCCACGCCTTTCATGGCATCTTCCATGCTGGCGTAGCTCTTAACTGCCGCCACAACAGGTGCGCCCATTGCCACCCCCGCAGCCGTAGTGGTAGCCCCTGCCCCGGCGATGCGATCCCGCACCTCAAGACGGCGTGAATACTGATCGCGGACGGCGTTCATTCGCGCCTGCTGTTCGCCCAGGCGTTTAAGGGATTTCTGCTGCCGGTCCAGGGCCTGCCGGGTTTCGTCGGCATTCTGCCGCAGTTCCCGCTGCGCACTACTGAGCTTTTTCGTGTCCAGCCCGGCTTCATTGAGCGCAAGACGCTGGCGCTGCACCGACTGACGTAGACCGTTATATTTGCTCTGTAACTCCGTAACGCGGTTTTTTGCCTGCTCAAGCAACCGTGCCTGCGCCGCCGTCGGGCGGTTGGTGGCAGAGAATTGCGTGGCAAGTTTTGCAGCTTCTTCGCGTGCGGCTTTCAGGCTGTTACCGGTGACTGCCAGCTGCGCGCTGGCCTTGCGGAAACCGTCAATGCGGCCCGCCTTAGCATCTAATTCTTTTAAACGGGCGCGGCTTTGCTGAATCGCTGTAGCCAGCTCTTTTGAGCTGGCCTGCGCGGATCGAAATGGGCGGGTGAGCTTGTCAACCGCATTAAGAATCACCTGCAGACGCAGGTTATTGTCACTCATCGCTGGCCCCGCTTCGCTGAATTGCCTTATGCCGCCACGCCAGCACCTCAGTCAGCGGCATAACGTCAGTGATGGATGGCGACCAGTGAAAGATGGTGGCGATGTCCGCCACAAGATCATCAATCGTCAGGCTGTCGGTAAACCGGCAAGTACCGACTTCTTCAACAAAAAAGTCACCACCTCTACCGACAGCGCGGTGAGATCGGCGGGGTCCAGCTCTGCCATTTCCTGCGCGGTCAGCGTCGGGGTGGAGATTCGTGGGATCACAGTCATCATTGCGCCCACGTCCATATCCATAATGGCCTGCAGACGGGTGCCACGCAGTGCGCCGGACTGAGGCTTGCGCAGCACAATTTCGGTAATTTCAGCTTTACCGCGCATGATGGGAGTATCCAGTTTTACGGTCTTTTCAGTCAGCTTGTCGCTCATGTTCGTATCCTGTTAATGAAATACTGGCGCGGCTGCCCGCGCCGTTAAGGTTAATCAGAGGCCGAGGGCATTACGGTGTGCTTCCATCAGGTCCACGCCGCCAACGATTTCTACCATGTTGACCAGATCGACCTCATAGAGCACCTCACCATTAATGGTCAGCTTCGCGTAGCTGTTGGTACTGCTGACTTTGGTGCTGCTGCTCTCGCCGGTTTTCCACTCGCCGGAATCCACTTCTTTATGGCGCCCGCGCACAACCAGCTCAACGGCCTGCACTTCGCCGGTATCGTCACGCTGAATGGAACCGGTGAAACGCAGCTGGATGCCGTCAACGGTTGCCTTGCCCATCTGCTTGAATAACAGCAGCTCGGTACCGCCGATTGAAAATTCCGTGTCCAGTGCACCGTCATCCAACCCCATGTCCACATCCACTGCGCCCGGCATACCGCCGCCGCGATACTTCTCAAACTTGCGGGTAAATTTCGGCAGGGTCAGAGACTCAACGATCCCCTGCCAGTTGTTCCCGTCGTTGAACAGGTTCAGGTGTTTTAACTTGCGTGGTAAAGCCATGATTCCCCCTTATGCAGCGACACGGCTGGCAAAATCGACCAGGTAACGATCGGTGATGCGCTGGCGCAGCATCAGGTTTTCAAGCGGAGGCACCGGCGTGTAGTCATAATCGATGGTCAGTTTCCCGGCTTTAAGGGTGTCTTTATCGTTAACAGACTCATCCAGCCAGCAGTCACCACCAATCAGGTATCCCTGGTTGACCAGACTGCGCATCTTGGCGCGTAGTCCTTCAATAATGTCGCGGGCCAGCGACGGATTAAGCACGCCATCCACCGCCCACATGTGCGCCTCCGCCATAGTGTCAGCCAGCACCTGCGCCGTGCGGGTGTAGTTCTCAAAGGCAAACAGCGGATCGTCACTGAGACAACGGGAACCCCAGAAGCGGAAGCCGTCTTTGCGGATCAATGTGGTGACGTCATTTTTGTTCAGCAGTCCCGCATCGGTTGCCGGGTCCTGCAGATCCCAGAACACATCAGCGGAAATGCCGGTGACACCGTTCACACCCACATTGGACAGGGTTTTATGCCAGCCGATCTGCTCGTCGATTTTGGCACGCAGGCCGAGCGCACGGGCGGAGGCGTAAGCCGTCGCGTCTGCTTTCAGCACGGTGTCAAAGTTGATGAAGTCAGGCCAGATCAGCATTCCCTCGCGCTGACTGAAATTCTCGCGATAGGCAATAGCTTCCTCCACCGTTTTGCAGCCATTAGCAGCAAGGTAGGCAAACCCGCGCAAGCTTTGCGCCACGCCCAGCAGTTCAGTAGCAACGGCCTGAGTGTCATGTCCTGGCCCCAAGAATGCGCGGCTTGACACCGAGCTGCGACTGCGCCGACAGTAGCGCTTTCATGCCCGTTTTCTTACCGTCGGAAGTTACGCCGCCGATAATATTGGAGGTGGTTTCCGCTTCGGTTTCGCCCTGCGCCACACGCACAACGACAGTCACGGGTTTTGCCTGATCTGCAATCGCGTCCAGCGAGCGGGCCCAGCGTGCCGGACTCCCCCGCTTTACCGCTGGCGGTGAGCACATCAGTCAGCAGGACCGGCTTATTGAGGGGGAACACGGACGCATCAGCATCATCGCCGGTGCAGACCATGCCCACGATGGCAGTGCTCACCGTGGTAATAGGTCGGGTGCCCTCGTTGATTTCAACAACGCGCACCCCGTGGTGGTAATCCTGAGCCATAAGGCAGTCTCTCCGGTTGACAGGGATACCTTATGTTCTGGTTGCCAGGCGTGCGGCGCACGTATTTCACGATGTGTCAGTGCTGGTACAATATCGCCACTTTCAACGCGACTGATTTACAGGGAATTTCTTGTAAAGAGTGGAAATGCTAACATCAAAAAGTAATCCAACACGATGACGAGTTTCACCGGCGGCAAGCAACCGTCCGGCCTGCTCCCATTGCTCCGGAGTGAGCTTTGGACGCCTGCCACCGACTCGCCCTTGCGCCCTCGCAGCGGCAAGTCCGGCGCGGGTCCTTTCCACAATTAATTCCCTCTCCATTTCAGCGAGTGCGCCCATGATATGGAAAAAGAAACGCCCCATTGGTGTGGAAGTATCTATGCTATCCGTAAGACTGCGGAAATTAATGCCACGCTCCCGTAGCTCCTCTACCAGAACGACCAGATGACGCATACTGCGACCCAGACGATCAAGCTTCCATACAACTAGTGTGTCCCCTTCTGATAACGTCCTGAGCAACTTTTTTAATCCGGGCCTTTCTGATTTGGTCCCGCTTATTTTGTCTTCAAAAATCAGTTCACATCCTGCGCAATTCAGCGCGTTTCGCTGTAAATCAGTATTCTGGTCATTTGTTGACACCCGTACATAGCCAATTTGCACAACAGGCCCCCTCGCAAAAGGCTGGGATCATGCCATTTACGACCGTTTTCTGCATTTTCATAAACCTCGGTTTAGGCGAAACAGCAAAGCAAGCTGCGGGCGCAGTCCAGAAAACTGGCGATGAGATGAGCGGGAAGTTAACCCTGCCACAGACATCTTCCTTCGGCGTGAATACTAATAACACACTGGGCGGTAGTTCCATCGCTATCGGTGATAACGATACCGGGCTCAAAGGGAACGGCGACGGTAATCTGGCATTTATGGCTAACAACGTGCTGGCAGGATATTTTAATGAAAATGAATTGCAGCACAGTAAAAAGATGCTGACTAAAAATTTTCAGGCTCTTGTTGATAATAACTGGCCGGAGGGGGCGGGGGGATTTTCTGGTCAGTTAAGCAGTGAAGCACCGTTTAGTGTACCAATGGTTCACCGTCAGAATAATGATAATAATTTTTTCCCGCTTCTGAAAGGAAAGGTCTCACTGGAGTCTGGCTATCCTGTAGCCGCCTCTTTCGGAATATTAACTAGTGGGAATACTAATTTCCCACAAATTGCAATTCACGCGAAAACAGACTTTGATGTTAACGATAAAATATGGGTATTTGATGTTGCAACCGGAGAATTTCGCGCGCCGGGCAGGATTACAGCTACAGAAATTTTATTGAGCGGTAAAAGCCGTGTTGGTCCTGATGGTAATTTATATGGTGATGTGTGGGGTGGCTGGCTGAATGACTTCCTTATTAATAATTACAACCGTAAAAATACTGCCAGCCTCGGTGATTATGGCTGGGTTCGTGACGAAAGCACCGGGTTTATAATGCAATGGGGGACACTTGGTAGCACAAACGGAACCTACAATTTCCCGCGAGAGTTTCCGACATCCTGCTTTGCTGTATTTGTCACCAACACTAATCAGCAGGGAGGTTCAGTGGATAATGCGTTTGGATACCCGGTGAGTAAAAGCCAGTTTTTTGCCGCGACTAAAGCATCAACAGACGGAAATGTCGTAAATGGCTATCCTGTAGCCTGGTTTGCGATCGGGAGATAAGTATCAATGAGCGATTATTATTACAGCTTTAAAGAGAAAGGTTTTTTCTACAAGCCGGATACCGAATCGGGAGATTGCCCGACTGATCTAATTCCTCTGACTGATGAACATTACCATGAACTTATGCAGGGTCAGGTGGACGGAAAATATATTGAGCACAGGAAAGGAGGCCCAGTACTGGTTGAACATCGCGAATATACACATGAAGAGTTGATTGCACAGGCTGAAGCCAAAAAGGCAGAACTTCTTGCTGAAGCTGAGTCAGTTATTGCGCCACTGGCGCGGGCGGTAAAATTGAACATTGCTACAGATGAGGAAATAAAGCGGCTGGAGGCATGGGAACTCTACAGTGTACTGGTTAATCGGGTGGATACCTCAAATCCTGACTGGCCGGATAAGCCAGCCAGTCAGTAGTCGTTATTGTGGTAATTCAGGCCACCTGATTGTAGTAAAGGTGGCCGCGTCTTTCACGCCGCTCAAATCCAGCGTTTTAAGCGCCCTGATATACGCCATCCATTTAGTCAGGCTGTCCTTATCGTCGTCACCGATTTCACCCAACGCCAGTTCGGTTCGCCAGTCAGCAATGGCGCTGTTAGCGGCATCCAGTAGTTTCTGTCGGGTGGTTTCGGCCTTAGCCTGATAATCCACCGGAACGGGTAAAACCTTACCATCTCTGTACAACCATGAGCCATCACCACGACAATCATCAGGGCAGTCAGCAGCGTCTATTTCCGCAACAGACATATTAACCGGCCACAACATTGATACAGCATATGTGTTGCTACGTTGTGGGACTGGCTTATTAACAACACCCCAGATAACCCCTTCAGGATCGTACATAATTTTTGCAGTATCATCAGAAAATAATGACTGACATTCATACCAGTCCTGCCCGTCTTCCGACTCCAGAAAATATGCACCTATATTTATTTCGGCCTGAGTTTTACCCCTGTTTACAGGCGCGTCAATCAGTCTGAAATTTTTAATATCCTGATATTTTTTCATTATACCGTTCCCCCTTGTACGGTATACCACTGATTCCCGACTCGTTTTTGCAAAGGCGCATAATTAATACCATCAATATTTTCGCCTTGTGCATCTTTCCAGACAGAAGTAACTACATATCCGGGAGTGTTAGGCCAGGAACCTGCATTGTTCCAGGTAGTCACTGATGTGCCAGCCCCTAACTGAACATCTGCGACGAAATTATTATTAATCCACAGACTCAGCCAGTTATTCCCCCAGACAGAACCAAAGATGTCGCCGTTATTCTGATAGATGGCCCCGCCTGCACGAAGCGTGTTAGCGGTGATATCGCCATTAACCGTAAAGACAATCGAACCATCAGGATTTCGCTGGCTGTATAAATGCCATCCCTGATCGTCGTCCAGTTCAATAACTGTTGGCCTGTTTGCATCGCCCCATAAATTAAACGTGGCTGTCATTGTCGAATTATTATTGCTCGTCAGTGACAGTTTTTTTTCTTTGCCTGCGCGAATAGCTCCCAGAACCATCATTTCACCGGGAGCGACACGAACGGTGTGCTGGCTATTCGCAAACGTATCCAGTATCCCGTCACCATTCTGTTTAAAGCCGGTATCGTTATCACCGATAGCGATGGAACTACCGCCCAGTGTGTTATTAGTATTCACGCCGAAGGAAGATGTCTGTGGCAGGGTTAACTTCCCGCTCATCTCATCGCCAGTTTTCTGGACTGCGCCCGCAGCTTGCTTTGCTGTTTCGCCTAAACCGAGGTATGTGAGAAGGCCGGCGATATCTTTTCCGCTTAAATTCGTCAGTGTATTGTCCAGCGGTTGCTTTCCAGCCAGAGCGTTTATCATCGTCGTGGCAAAGTTCGGGTCATTCCCCAGAGCCGCTGCCAGCTCGTTCAGCGTATCCAGTGCTGCAGGCGCAGAACCCACCATTGCCGCAATAGACGATGCCACAAATTCCGTGTTCGCAATCTGTTTAGTGCTGTTACCCGCCGCTGGCGTCGGTACCTTTGGAATCCCTGTGAGTGTCGGGCTGTCCTTCTGCGCATACTGTGAATGCGGGTCCGGCGCAGCAAGATGCTTTGCCATCAGGTCGTCTACATATACCTTCAGCTCCAGCGCCTTATCATCCACATATTTACGGGTTGCCAGCACTACTGCAGGGTCAATTTTCATGGTGATATTATCGGTGCTGCTGGTAATCAGTACCATGCGCACGGTCTGCGTACGTCCGCTCCCTTCTGTCAGCTGCGGCTTGTAGCTCTCAGGGCAGTTACCCACAGCGATCAGCGCACCGGTTTCATCAAACAGGCCAACTTCACGAATCCACCACCCGCCCTCAGTTTCCGGGATTACCTGCTCAGCAATAATCTGGCTGTTGTTCTGCGGGTCGATATACAACATATTCAGCGCTGCGCGGCGCCTCTCAGCAACTAACGCGGTCTGTTGTGCGCTGGGTGTGGGCAGCACACCGCCACCGTCTCCCACCGCCATATGGGTAATTTTCAGCGGGACACCGAGCGCGGCGGCGCTTGCCAGTTTCGCCGCGCCGATCTCCGTCAGCAGGGTATAAAATTTTGCGCTCATGGATTCACTCTCATTGTGTCAATAACATGGACTGCCCCGCCTTCATATGCGGTGCCGCCGGAAACAATCGTTTCATTGATATACGGATATACCGTGATTTCTTCGCCAAGGTAGCTGGCTGCGCCAACCCAGTAAGGGCCGCTGGTCTGCATATTAATGGACATACCTGTCATGTAGCGGCTGCATGGTTTGGCATCGCTTATCAGGCGCTCAAGCTCCAGATAGGTGTCTTCGGTGATACCATGATCCTGTACGCCAATATCCAGACGGAACGTCCCCGGCGTTTCGCCGGTCTGCCACCACTCAATGATGCGGATCAGGAAGCCGAACGGCTCAACCACACGCCGCACGGCGCTGATTGTTCCTTTATGCTGATGGATATAGAAAGCATCCTGCACCACACGGCGTTTGACGTTTTCTGTCCAGCTTTCATCCCAGCGGTCAACAGAAAACGCCCAGGCCAGATAAGGCAGGAATCTGATCGGGCAGGTTGCGGGGTTCCACAAATCACGCAGCGATACCTGCAGATCGGAAATCCCGCTGCAGGTCTGCGCCAGTCGGCGTTCAAGCGGCGACGACCCCGGCGGCAACAGACTATTCATCCGTGCCCCCGTTGGTAACGCTCCATTCAGTACAGGATGCCGCCTGCGTCTTATCCAGCACCACATCCTCCAGAGGGGACGTCAGCTCCACACGCTGGACGCCCTCCACGTGCAACGCGGCATAAATGGCGCTGCGGCGGATATCACGTCCCAGTCTCGTCTGACTGGCGATGTACTTCTGCAGGCTGGCTTTTGCCGCCGCCATAACAGGCTCCGCTTCCGGCCCCGGATAAAGAAAAATGGTAGCCTCCACCCGGTACGGTATAATCTCCGCACTACGAACCGTCAGACGGTCAGCCACCGGGCGTACACTCTCACTGTTCAGGGCTTTTTCAACCACATCCAGCAGGTCTTTTACTGCTGTACCGTCACCCTCCCGGCTCAGCACGGTAAGTACCACCTCTGCAGGGGCCGGACTGGTTGCGCTGGCATCTGCCACACGTCCGTCCGCACTTCTGGCGTGAAATTCATAAGCTGCTGTTGGCCCCGCAACAGAAAGCCCTTCAAAAGCCGCAGGCACACGCAGGCGTAACGCTTCATCACTTTCCATCACAGCCGCAACGGGCGGCACAGCGTCATTATCAGCAGGCGTCACCGTCAGGCGTTTCACGTTGTAGTTGGCAGCAATTTGGTCAAGGTCTCCACCCATCGCGTAAGCCACCATCACCGCCTGCGCGGCTTCGTTAATGCGCTGGCGCAGAAGCAACTCACGGTAAGCGTTCTCCTGCAACAATTTGGTGACGGGTTCAGATTCCAGATCCAGCGTGCGGATCACGGCTTCCTGCTCATCTTTCGGATGAAGCGCAACAAATTCGGCCTTGCGTTCGGCAAGCAGCGTCTCAAAGTCCGGCACATCCACAATCTGCGGCGCAGGCAACTGCGAAAGGTCAATCACTGCCATTCTCTGCTCCTGTTGATACGGAAAGGGAAACAGGCACACCGTTATTACGCCGCCCGGTCAGCTCCACCACCATTGAACCGTCAAAATTGCTGTTGATGGTGATGGAATCCAGCGTCAACCGTGGCTCCCAGCGACTCAGCGCCACATACACTGCCGACATGACCTGTAGGCGTAACGCCGGATTTTGTGGCTGGTCTATCAGTGCCGACAGCAGGGAACCATATTCACGACGGGCAATACGGCTACCCTGCGGTGTCAGCAGAATGTCCCGCACCGACTGGCGCAGATGGTCAATATCAGTAGTGACTTTGCCGCTGGTATTGTTCATCCCGCTATAAAGCGTCATACCGGGCCTCCGGTTGTATCGCCGCCTTTCAGGACGCCAGTATGCTGATGCGCATCAACCACGATCCCGTTAGAACTCATCGCTCCGCCGCCCTGGGTAACGCCACCATTGATCACCACCTCACTGTTAATACGCGTGCGGTCAGCCTCCAGCACAAACTCACTGGTTTTCAGGGTGATATTGTCAGCGGCCTCAATGACCATAGATTTGATGCCCCTGACATACCAGCGCCCGGTGGCGGGTTCGTATTCAAACCAGCCACCGTCAGGATGTTCTGTCACGCAGGCGTCCGCCGACGTCGACGGTGGTGCGAACTGATTCGAATAGATAGCGGGCAGCGCAAAGGCAGTTTCCAGATTGCCGCCCAGACTCAGCAGCACCACCTGCTCACCTTCCGATGGTCGCCACCATGTCCGGGCATTCCCGGCACGCAGCGTCAGCCAGTTAATCCAGTTAGTTTCAAGCTCGCCCACTTTCACCCGGCACAGCCAGTTTTCCCGGTCCACTTCGGTCACGGTGCCGGTGCGGATCAGGTTGGTGATAAGGCGCATGATTTCGGTCAGTTGTGCGTTCATAAGGCAACTATGGCAGCCTTTTTCTTGATTCAAAATTTGATAATATTGTGTCGCTTACCACACAAGGAGATAAACATCAGTGAACACGTATGAATCAATTAAAGTTACTTTTTTTTATGACCACAACCCAATTACTATTAATAACGATAATATAAAAACAGAAAACAGTATCGAAATGACTTGCAATGTTACTGTCAACAATAAAGAAAACTGGGATAGGATTAAGATAAAGACCTATAGTAAAAAAATCATCAAGCTTTATAAAAAAAATAATTTGGACATTGAATTTTGCACTCATTATGTAAATGGTGATGTTAGCTCAGTGATAAAACTAATCGATTGTAGAATAGAGAACATTGCCGACTATTACTCAGGAAAAACTCAATACTATACATTTAACATCATCCCCAATGAAGTCATTATAAATAATAAAGCACATAATACGCCGGATACGGAAATAACATTCTACAACAGTGACCATCAACTACTTTCCCCTAACATTCAGTACAATCCATCTTCGGATGGTAACATCACTCTTACAAAGTCAGAGCCTGTTATTGTTAAACTTAATAATGACGAAGATATAAAATTAGATATAGAATTAAAACCAGAACACAATGAAAAATTTGAAATCAACACAAAACAAACCCTAAAAATAAAGTCCAATAATCCTGCTTTAACCATTGATGACGTAAGAAATAACTACATTGACAAAATTGACGCATTTAATGATATCTTATCATTTATCAATAGTAACAAAGTAGTTTGTCGCTACTGGAAACTAAAATCTAATAATGGTGTATATACAGTTTTTCGCTGTAGGATAAAAAATCCCATTAAGGATACCAAAAAAGAACACTTAATGATGCCATTACAAGCCAAAAAAAATATTGAAAATATGTTTCACACATATTTGTCATCCCATTACAGACAGAACATCCGATTAGCCATTAATGTTCTCAATGCATCAACCCAATATCTTGAATCTCGATACCTTTCACTTTTCCAATCTTTTGAATCTATTATCTTAACTCATAAAGAAAAAAACAATACGACCTTCATTCTATGTGAAAGCGAGTTTAAATCATTAAGACAAACAATTGAAAGAGTCATCACCAAGGACGTTATCAAAGATTCAACAACTAGAGGAAAAATAAAAAGCAAACTAGGAGAACTGAATAGAATATCATTAAAAGATGCCACACAAGAATTTCTTAAAGAATATTTAATCCATACTCATGACTTATGGCCATTGTTTAATGAATCTGGTAAGCTAGGACTTTCTGAAATCAGAAATATAATTATACATGGTGTAATTATACCAAGTAACAACTTGATAAACATTGCTGTTGCTTGTGAACATTTAACAATATATCTAACCAGATTAATTCTATGCCTTCTTGGATGCGATCACCGTGAAACAATATATTCTGAAGAGTATTTGAACTTTAATTCAAAAGTAAATGATTTTGCCTTTTGGGAACATCATCGAAAATCTTTAACAGAGGCACTTAAAACTCATTAATATCGTAATGGCTAACGATGTGTTAGCCATTTCATTAGTAAATCGCTAACGATTAGATAACAATTATTACTATAACCCAGAAGGCGACGCTCTGCGTAACGGACCTCCGGGCCTTTACGGCTGACGCAATCACGCAGGCCGTAGTGGTGAACACGGGCAATGCGCTGCACCTTGCCCTCAAACTGCACGCTGGCAGATTCGGCACTGGCGGCAGTTTTCAGGTATTTTGTGGTGCGCAGCTTTGCAAACATCTGACGTTTGATACGCCCCTTTTTACTGCGTGCTGTAACCCTTCGCGGTTCATAGCTGCTGCCGTCAGGGTTGCGCTGCATCCTGATATTCTGCTGCTGTGTCCGGCGCAGTTCCTGCGCCAGCTGACGCATCATGCGGCTTCTTGCGGCTGGCTCCAGATTCGCCAGCAAGGCACTCAGCCAGTCGTCCACCTTCTGCAATTCAGCCACGTTTCACCGTCCACATTTCTTCAGGTTCATCGGGTTCCGTTATCGCTTCAACGCTCGACACACTTCCGTCAGTGCTGACCAGCACACGCTCCGTCAGTTGCAGGTTCAGGCTGATATCACAGACATCATTGCGCAGAATATCCACCTCAAAGGTGAATAACTTTTCCCGTAACGCCGGGTTATTGATGGCATCGGGCTGGTTATCACGCAGCCACAGCAAAACCGGGGCCATCAGCAGATTCTGGTCGCCGCTGAAATCCTCGATCACCACGTTCAGGGTGTAGCGGTATTCCCATGACATGGAACTGGCTCCTGTTGCCACCAGTGAGCCGTTATCAACGAAAAGGTGCAGCTTGTCCGGGTTGTCCCGGACATAGGCAACCGCTTTATTCAGGGCGCTGCGTAAGGACTGCGGTTTGTTCACTGTCTCGCTCCTGACACGCAATAATTGTGTCCACTTTGTCAGCACAGACCGCCCAGGCGGCCTCGGTTTCATCCAGCACCGCATTCAGATCGCCGTTACTGCTCGGCGCTGACCTTTCCAGGCGGCACTGCGTCACTCTGGGACAGCCACTCACGGTAAGCTGCACCTCCGGCGAGGGCCGGACGCTCCCGCAGCCGGATAATGTCAGCAGGCAAAGGAGTGTCAGCCCAGCGGCGCAAATCCTCGTTTTCACGTTTCAGTTCCTCGATCCGGCGCTGACGGCTTCGCAGCAGTGCGGTGGTCTGTTCCGCTGCCGCATAAAGCCGCGTCTGCTCCCGGCTGTTGGTTTCGGTCAGAATGGACAGGCCGATCAGCTGGCTGTTTTTCTTCGTCAGCTCCTGCGTTTTGCTTTTCAGCGCCGCGCCCTGCGTTTCGATGGTGTGGCTGGCATTGTTTAACCGCCACGACTGCCAGCCCAGCGCCGCAAGTGCCAGCGCCAGCACTACCGCCAGCGCACGCATCAGGCCGCCATCGGCTCATGAAGCTGTGAGCGGGCAATCTGATACAAAACCAGCGTCAGCAGGTAAAACACCAGGGTGATCACCCATCCCGAAAACGCCAGGCACAGAACAATAAGCAGCCTGATAGCCCATGTACGCACGGGTTTTACGGGGTGCGCCCTGAATTTGATTAATGCCGCCCTGACCTCATCGCGCGCCCGATCTCCGGCGAACCACCCGACAGCGCACAGCGCAGCAAGCAGCCAGGCGAGGAAGCATGACACCCAGACAGACGCACCAACCAGAACCGGCGCACCGCTGCGCGGATACAGCAGGCTGATTACCAACAGCGCAGCCCATGCCAACTGGAAAAAAACGCTCATGACTTTCTTTTTCATTCCGTTATGCTCCTTTTAAGCACCAGGCCATTTCCCGCGCGCGGCGGTTGTCCAGCCCCTGATTAAACACACCTTTGACATATACCCAGCGCGGCAGCTGATGGCAGGCATCCGCCCAGCGCCGCTGGTTCAGCAACTTAACCAGCGTGGAGCTGCAGGCGTTGCCGGTGCCCACGTTGAAAGCAAACGACACCACCGCGTCATAGACCTTTTGCGGCATCGGCTGCACCACACATTTATCCAGTGCTCGCTCCACGCGCAGCACGTTGGTGATAAGTCCCTGCGCCGCCTGCCGTTCCGTGATGGTTTTTCCAGGCACCACACCGGACGTATTGCCGATCCCGTCAGTCCAGACGCCCGCACTGCACTGATAAGGCTGCAGGCGGCATCCCTCGTAATCGGCGATCAGTTTCAGCCCCTCAACGGAGGTATGAAGCGACTGAAATCCGGGCAGCGTGGCTGCGATAGCCAGCACCGCCCCGACAAGGCAGCGCTTAACGATTGAAGGATTCATATTCCCCCCGCGAAATCTTGCCGCCACGTAACAATTTGAAAGACTGGTGTTTGTAGTACCAGTTGATAGCCAGCATCAGCACACCAATCAGTACGCCGCCAACCGTTGACGCATCCTTGAGCGACAGATCGCCCAGCCATGCCAGCAGCACGGCAATGCAGTAAGTGATAAAGGCGCTGATTCGTTCAAGCGTCATAATTCAGTCCCATAGCTGGACGGTCTGCGCCGTGGTTGACGCCGTAATGTCCGGCAGCTCCACCTGCAGCCCGTGCGGTAAAAATGGGCCGTACTCAGCCAGCCCCGGATTTGCCTGCAGAACCTGCTCAGTGACACCCTGCGTGCGCCCGTAATGACGCCAGCAAAGCGCGTCCACCGTGTCATACTGATGCGCACGCACTTTCATCAGATAAACTCCACCGTACAGTGCGGTGCATCCTGCACCCGGCTGATAGCCCATCGGGCATCACGCCACAGATCGCCGCTGGCCTCCGCCAGCTCCTCCCCTCGCTTCACGCCTGACGCCGTGGCGTCATAGTCCTGATAACGCTCATTGAGCACAGCGCGCGCCCAGCAAAAAACGGCGTTGTGGTAGTGCCGGATACGCTCGCTTTTGCCGTCCAGCATTTCTGCGGGAACCTCAGCAAGTGTCCGCCAGCCCAGCATCTGCTGACGGTTGCGGAAGTCGTACAGCTCAGCGTTAACCTCAGAGATCGCCGTCAGCACGACCTGCTTTAAACGCGGCTGCGTCACCGTGCCGTCAGTGCGCATCACACTGCGAAATTCCGACAGGTCCACATCAGGCCAGAACGGCGTATTTTTGATGACCTCCGCCTGTTCCGGTGCCTGTTCGGGCGCAACAAACTTCATGCGGCTTTCTCCTGAATAAGTGGGCGGTGGACGGAATTTTGATGTGGCAGTGCCTTTCGCCATCCCGTGCCGCCCGTGCGCGGGGCACGTTCGTTAGCGGCTGTCATTGCGCAGTCTGCGCTCCAGCTGCTGCTTTTCTTTTTTCACACCGCAGCGGGGATCAAGCTGCAGCGCATGGGTAAGGTGATTCAGGGCAGACGCCGGGTTGCTTTCGCTCAGTACAGCGCCGATGGCTTTATGCAGGCGCGCCCGCGACTGGTCCGGCATATCCAGATCGGTGGTCAGGTCCAGCGTCTGCAGAAGCAGATCGGCATCAAAACCGGCAGCGGCAAGCAGAGCGCTTTGCGCCGCGTCTGCCATTTCTTCTGCCAGCACGGTCTGCACGTTACGGTTGCCCAGCGGCATCACCCAGCCATGGCGCAGCGCATGGCGCCCGATTTCCAGCGCACCGGCATAATCACCGGCGTCGATACGCCACAGCATCACGTACATCAGCACGTCATCCTGCTGCGCACCTCCGGCAGCCAGCACGCCCTCCGCCCAGGCGGAATATTTCGGCAGCAGTTCCACCTTGATTTCCGCCTTTTTCACCGTAGACTGGACGCCCTTGAGGCGGCGGCGGTCTTCTGCCAGCTGCAGCAGCATCAGGTCATAGCCCGACGCATGGCGAACACGGCCGCCCTCACGGGCGGCCTGTTCAGCCTGAATGCGCAGGCGGTGCTGCCGTGCGGGACTCAGGCTCATGCGTTATTCCCCACCTTCCGGTGCGGCAGGCGCGCTGAAATCACCGATTTCGATGTTTTCTACCAGCGCCGCGCAGCGGTAGTCCTCGACCACATACGCCTCGTTGACGGATTCAAAGTTTTCAATCCGGTCACGTTTCGGGTTGTCGATAACAGAACGGCGGCGGGTATCTTCCTGCCAGTAAATGGACAGGTTATCCAGACGGGTGATCAGCAGGGCATTTGCCGGAAAATAAGGCGCACGCACGGCCTGCAGGCCGCCCATACGTTTCTGACTGATGATCATATCGGCAGCCAGTTTTTCACTGTTTTCCTGCTCTTTGTTGACCAGCGGGAAATACTTGTCAGACAGGAGTTCACGACCACAGACAACAACCAGCTCGTCATCATCCTGATACTCCACATCGATCAGCTCGTTGACGGCATCCATCACCACAGCGTCAAGGTTTACATACTTACCACCCGGACCTACTTTTACCGGCTCCGCAGTAGTGGTGCCGTCTTCTGCGGTTTTACTGCCCATAACATGATCCGGCGCGTCTTCGCGGATTTTCTGTAACCAGCCTTTATTGACGTCCTGCAGCAGCGGGTTTTCAGCACGGTTGGAGGTTTTGGCGCGCTTCACGCCGTTAAAGCCGATCATGATGCGGTCCAGCGCCTGACGTTTGACGATAGCGTTGCGGATACGCACCTGGAAGTCCTGGAATTTCGCCCACAGGTCCAGTTTTGCGTAGGTCAGCACCGTATCAAAGTTGGTCTGCTCGCATTTGTATTCCACGTCTTCCATCAGCGTCGGATCGGTAGGCTCGCGCTCTTTGGTGGTGGTATCGGTGGTTCCGGCAATGGTGCTGCCAACGCCCAGCCCCAGCAACTGCCCTGACTGCTCAGTGACCGGCGTGATGTTAATCAGCGTCAGGAAAGCGGCGGACTGCTGGATCTGGTCTTCCAGCGTCTGCTGCACGGACGGCTCCACGGTAAACTTGCTGGACAGTTCTTCAACCTCCACACTGTTCAGGCGCGCCAACTGCTGCAGATAAGCGTTAAAGGCAAAGCGGGTTTTCTTTTTCATCGGGTTTTATGCTCCATCAGCAATTGGTCAGGGTGCCTGTCGGTGCGTCACCGCCCGGCGCGCGCTGGCGGTAGTCTTTACGGCTGTCTTCGCTGCTAAGCTTCTGCTCAAGCTCGGCAAAGGCGGCCAGCTGTTCTTGCAGGGAGGACTCCAGCTCAGAAAGGCGCTTGTCCTGTTCGGACAGGGATTTATCAGTGCGCTCGCTCAGGATCTGCTGCTCAGTAGCGATCAGCTCCACGGCTTTATGCACATCAGAAAATCTCGCATCGTCGGTCTGCTCTTTTTTGGTGAACAGCGCGGTGACGCGGGCAAAGAGGGACGGCTTTTCGTCCTGGACCTCTTCCAGTTCGATCAGCGTTTCGACAGCTTCCGAAAACAGGTTTTCGGGATTCTGCTTACGGTTCGCCAGCGGGTTATGCTCGGCGCTGGCGCTGAATGTCAGCATTTCAGTGCCCAGACTGGCGGGATCATCAGTGGCAGCCAGGCCGACCAGGTAGGCTTTGCCGGTGTCGGCAAACTTAGGGCTGACTTCCATAGATGTGAATAATTTCTGGCCTTTTTTCACCAGTTCCACCAAGGACTCCGTTGGCTCAACGTCGGCATACAGCGCCATCTTGCCTGCCAGTGGACCTTCCGTGATTTCTTCAGCAAACAGCGCCATCACCTTGCCGTAGCGGTTAAAGGTGCTGTCCGGCAGATAAGATTTGATGTGCTCAAGGTTAATCAGCGCGGTATACACCGCCGGGTTGTAGCTGGCTGCCATCTGTTCCAGCCATTCACGCTGGATTTCGCGCCCGTCGGTGGTGGCACCCTCCACACCGATGCGGAAACGCTTTGCTTTCACTGTCATGAGCCGTGCTCCGTTAGAAAAAACTTACTGGAGCCTTATGTTTGCGGTGATGGGGGCGTGAAACAACGCGCGTCGCTTGTACGGTAGACCACACAAACCCCAGCCGGGGAAAGCCGTCAGGCAAGGCCGTATGTTTGGGCCATGAACACGACACTGACCCCCGCAGACCTCGATCCCCGTCGGCAGGCCATGCTGCTGTACTTTCAGGGATACCGCGTCGCCCGCATTGCTGAAATGCTGGGCGAGAAAGTTGCAACCGTTCACAGCTGGAAGAAACGCGACAAGTGGGGTGACTATGGGCCGCTGGATCAGATGCAGCTCACCACCGCCGCGCGTTACTGCCAGCTCATTATGAAGGAGCACAAAGAAGGGAAAGATTTCAAAGAGATTGACCTGCTGGCGCGCCAGTCTGAACGCCACGCGCGGATCGGCAAGTTTAACAATGGCGGCAACGAAGCCGACTTAAACCCAAACGTCGCCAACCGCAACAAAGGCCCGCGCCGTCAGCCGGAAAAGAATGTCTTCACCGATGAACAAATTGAGAAGCTGGAAGAAATCTTCCATTCCTCCATGTTCAACTACCAGCGCCACTGGTGGGAAGCCGGAAAAATCAACCGCATCCGTAACCTGCTGAAGTCACGCCAGATCGGCGCGACCTTTTACTTTGCCCGTGAAGCCCTGATTGACGCCCTGCTTACCGGACGTAACCAGATTTTCCTTTCCGCCAGTAAGGCACAGGCTCACGTCTTTAAGCAGTACATCATCGACTTCGCCAAAGAAGTCGAGGTGGAGCTGAAAGGCGATCCGATGGTGCTTCCTAACGGGGCCACGCTTTACTTCCTCGGCACCAATGCCCGCACCGCCCAGAGTTACCACGGCAACCTGTATCTGGATGAATATTTCTGGATACCGAAATTCCAGGAGCTGCGCAAAGTGGCTTCCGGTATGGCTATTCACAAAAAATGGCGACAAACCTATTTTTCCACGCCATCCAGCCTGACACACAGTGCTTATCCGTTCTGGTCCGGTGCGCTGTTCAACCGTGGGCGCAGCAAAGCCGACAAGGTGGACATCGACCTGTCCCACAGCAATCTGGCCCCCGGCCTGCTGTGCGCAGACGGGCAATACCGCCAGATAGTCACCGTAGAAGATGCGGTGCGCGGCGGCTGTAACCTGTTCGACCTTGACCAGTTGCGCATGGAGTACAGCCCGGACGAATACCAGAACCTGCTGATGTGCGAGTTTGTGGACGATCTCGCGTCCGTGTTTCCGCTCAGCGAGCTGCAGGCGTGCATGGTGGACAGCTGGGAAGTCTGGACCGACTTTCATGCTCTGGCCCTGCGCCCGTTTGGCTGGGGCGAAGTGTGGATCGGTTATGACCCAGCAAAAGGTACGCAGAACGGCGACAGCGCCGGATGCGTGGTGGTGGCACCGCCAGCCGTGCCAGGCGGTAAGTTTCGCATTCTTGAGCGTCACCAGTGGCGCGGGATGGACTTCCGCGCTCAGGCTGACGCCATCAAAAAACTGACTGAACAGTACAACGTGACATACATAGGTATCGACTCGACCGGCGTTGGTCACGGGGTTTACGAGAATGTGAAAGCGTTCTTTCCTGCCGTGCGGGAGTTTGTCTACAACCCTAACGTCAAAAATGCCCTGGTGCTCAAGGCGTACGACATTATCAGCCACCGCCGTCTGGAGTTTGACGCCGGGCACACCGACATTGCGCAGTCCTTTATGGCTATCCGCCGCGCCACCACCGCCAGCGGCAACCGCCCGACCTATGAAGCCAGCCGCAGCGAAGAAGCCAGCCACGCCGATCTGGCCTGGGCAACAATGCACGCACTGTTTAACGAACCACTGCAGGGCGAGTCCGCCAATACCAGTAATATTGTGGAGATTTTTTGATGGGAAAGAGTAAGAAAAACCGCGCTGCGGCGACGAATCAGCTCAAGCATAAAAGCCAAACTTCAGCCGAAGCATTCAGCTTCGGTGATCCCGTTCCTGTTCTGGACCGCCGCGAATTACTGGACTATGTGGAATGCGTACAGATGGACCGCTGGTATGAGCCACCAGTGAGTTTCGACGGGCTGGCGCGCACCTTCCGCGCAGCCATACATCACAGCTCACCAATTGCGGTGAAATGCAACATTCTGACCAGCACTTACATCCCTCACCCGCTGCTCAGCCAGCAGGCTTTTTCACGTTTTGTGCAGGACTATCTGGTTTTTGGTAACGCCTACCTGGAGAAACGCACGAACCGGCTCGGCGGCGTTCTCTCACTTGAGCCAGCACTGGCGAAGTACACACGGCGAGGCGTTGACCTCAACACCTACTGGTTTGTGCAGTATGGCCTGACCACACAGCCCTATGAATTTACGCAGGGCAACATCTTTCATCTGCTGGAGCCGGATATTAACCAGGAGATTTACGGGCTGCCCGGCTATCTCTCCGCCATCCCGTCAACCCTGCTCAACGAGTCCGCAACGCTGTTTCGCCGGAAGTATTACATCAACGGCAGCCATGCAGGCTTCATCATGTACATGACCGACGCAGCACAGAACCAGGAGGACGTGAACAATATCCGCCAGGCAATGAAAAGCGCCAAAGGGCCGGGCAACTTCCGCAATCTGTTTATGTATTCGCCCAACGGCAAAAAGGACGGGCTTCAAATCATCCCGTTGTCTGAAGTCGCGGCAAAGGATGAGTTTCTGAATATCAAAAATGTGAGCCGCGATGACATGATGGCGGCACACCGCGTGCCGCCACAGATGATGGGGATTATGCCTAATAATGTTGGAGGGTTTGGGGATGTGGAAAAGGCCAGCCGCGTTTTTGTGCGAAATGAGTTAATTCCTTTACAAAAGCGACTTGAAGAACTTAACGAATGGTTAGGTGAACCAATAATATCTTTTGACCCCTACCAGTTGAACGCTGAATAGATTATCCCTGTCTAACCAGTCAAGCATAGCCTGTGTGCGACTGGTTAAAATCTACGCCTAAATCCTAGTTTCTCACCCGGTGTCATTGCCCTACCGACCGCTCCTTCTAATAAATGAGTGTTGTTCTGTAAATGCTCGCGAGCCCACGGCTGCAAATTGAAAGCGAATCCGTCAATCATACTGCCCACGTTTGCAGCTCTATAGGTTATGCGCTTAGCAACCAACCCCCCCATAACACCATCTTCAGGACCACACATTAGTGAGTTTTCGCCATCAATAATATAAGACCAGAGGTATCCCTTCTCCTCAGGAGTTAGCTTCTCCAAATAAGAGATACGTACTTTGTGTCTTTGTCTATCGCCATATAGGTCATGAAAAAACTGATATACTCTTGCAACTAAAAAAGAGACAGCCAGTAAAAATGCTGGTCCTATGAAATTTCTATATTCTTTACGGAAACCATCAACCGCAACTTTAGAAGCTAAAGATTCTGGCAAAAAAAGGATCAAACTTAAACCACATGTAATAGCTACAAGAAGTGCCGTTGGAATCTTTCTAAAAAAATCCAATAATCCAGTAATAGCATCCATCTATTTACACCTCAATATGCTCAAAAAACCGCGTCAAATTCTACCTCATAACCTTACTAAAAACACCGTATCCCCATCAGCGCGCGCTCGTATCCCCGCCACGCCTGCCCACTTTGTGTAGTGTTTTTCATGCAGGTGCATGACATAAGCAAAAGCCCACCAGTTCTGGCGGGCCTCAGCAAAAACTATCCTCAAACGATCATGCGATCTCATGCGGCATAGTCATGCACTTAAGGGGGAAGTGAAATCCCGTAACCGAATGACCGCCTGAAAAACGAAACACTCATTCTTACAAAGTACAAAGTCCGCTTTTAGCGAAGCGGACGTTAATAATTTTGCTGACCATCCCTAGTACTTCTAATAATATTGCCCTATGTTAATCAACAAAATGTTAATCTGTTCCCTCAGTAAAGAATTTGATTGCGTCAGTTAGTACATAGTCAATAAAAAACTTTACGTGAAAAATCTGAAAGGCGTTATTGGCTGCGTTTTGAGTGAAATCTACAGCTGTCTCTTTTAGGCTAATCAACCAGTTGTATTCTTCGGTCAGTCTGGTTCTGGCATCCCCATCAGAATAACGATTCCGCAAGCTAAATGCCAGTTTCTTCATGATGACTGGGTCAAGTTTCCTATAGCTTTCAATGAAAATTTCAGGAGGAACCAAGTGTAAAAAAGGCACGTTATGAAGATTTAGCTGCCTATTATTAGAATGACTAAATTCAGATACAAACGATAAATCCCCCCTTTGCAACTCATCTCTGAACTGCAATGCAAATTCCGGAATTGATTCATCAAACCGTTTCTTCTTCGCTATCTTAATATACTCAATAATGAGTTTGAATTCATCGCTATCCCTGTCAAGAAAACCAAAACCACGCCATGCCGTTAATTCGTTATAATGTCTTTGCGCATACTCCTTATGTATATCTTCAGGTCCTAACCCATTGTAATAAATATTTATATGTTGTTTTGTCTCATTTATGATGTTATGAATAGCATCTGTGGTTAGTCCTTCTTTCGCCATTGCCAGCAAAATACTCGCGGTCATCAGGAGTTCACCTAAAGAAGTGATCTTACCTGAAAATAGATTATCCTTGGCAATGGCGTACTGTTCATTAAGCATAGTTTCATTAAGTTCTCGATAGTTCCACAAATACTCCCATGCTTGGGTATCGGTGCTTCTAAAAAAACGCGTAATATCCAGCTGAGCGAGAAGCTCACTCGTTACCTTTCCATCACAGATTAGCTCCCTCCACAACGCACCATCCAGTATCTTCTCGGTTAATACAGGAGATGAATATTTCTCGACGATCATGTCATACTTAGTTTTGGTACGCTCTTTACCTAAAAACATACCATAATTAACATTGCCTATTGAATTGAAATCCTCGTAGTTAAGGTTCCCTCCCCGATACTCCATCGAGAAAATTAACAACTGCTGGAAAAATACCTTCATAAAATCGTCGTTGTTGACATATTTATCTCCCAAAAGGGAAATGATGCGTTGTACATCGAGAAAGAACTGCCTCAAGTGTCTTAGATTATTATATTTCGCCGACACATAGAGGTCTTCTATTGCCTGCATATCTTCTTTAAATATATTAGCAACATGCAAACTGCTAATTACGCTCAAGAAAACCTTACAAGCACTATGTAAATCTGACGTTACTTCAAATGTTTTACCTACAAGCTTTTCTTTTGTCCTCATATATTCACTGCTAGATTTCCCATCATCATTATTTATTCGCTTTTCTCTGTTGATTATTTCATCTTCATTGGCAACCAAGATCGCTTTGTATCCGTTTACTTCCACAAAGTGGTTTATATATCCAAATAAGATTGGTAAATTTATACCAGCTCTCTCGACATCATCAAAGACCAGCACAAAACCATCTGGTTTTCTGCTAAAGTCGCTAAGATTAATGGTGGGAACATTGGTATTGACATCTACGTCAGATTTATTATCGCCATTGAGATCGATCTTGAAAGTAGCCTTAAGCGTATTTTTTAGTACATTTGCACCAAAGATAAGGGCTTTGTTTGATAGGACAGGATGCAGTTGGCGATAGAACTCATCTTCAATCTGCTCAATAGAGTTGACGCCATACAAGCTCACTTTTAGAAATTTGAACTCTGAATGTTTCTGCTTATATTCTTCAAGAACTCGTTCAATGAACCAAGTTTTACCTGATCCCCAAGCACCTTTAAGCATAATGGCGTATTGAGGTTCAGTTGTAAGGCTAAGGTAATATTCTATATAGTCTTTAATGTACATATTGTTCATTTTTAGTCCATTTTAATAAAATACATAAACATAGATGGTAAGTAGAGCCAAAGGCCAACTATGGAAAATACAATCGGTAGTGTACATTGTAAGGTTATTATTGGTAACTTTTTATAGGAATCCCCAGGATCTTACAAAGTTCAGATTATCCGTTGCAAATTAGCCTGCCATTCGTTAATTAACTAAAGATAGCAGAAGAAACGTCCGCTTCTGGCACAAAACGGACGATCACTTATCAAAATGACCACCACCTTACACCTCATTTCACTCGTTGCCCAAACTCCCCCAACAGGATGAATCCTCTTGGGGGCGACGTTTCTTAATGCAGCCAGCTGTCGTCTTCCCACACCTTCTGCATAATTTCCATCACTTGTTTTCTTTCTTCGTCCAGTTGCAGTCCGGTTAGTTCCACACCGTTAGAGCTACCTTTGCGGATGCGAATTACTGTTTTTGGATACAGGGGGCGCAGATTGAGGTAAAGCTCGGTTTCAAGGGCATCCAGTGTGGACTGGCTAATCTTCTGCTCTTTATCGATCATTATTTCAATGCGCATACAGATTCCCTTTAACTGGTTACGTCCATAGACCTGCTGTATTCATGGCTGCGAATTTTTGCCATCAGCTCGTCTGTCAGTTCGGATACCCACTGGATAGCCAGCCGCTTCTCTTCGTCGCTGCACTCACTAGCCGCCACAAGCTTGATAAAAAAATCAATGCGCTGGAGCTTCAACGACTCCAAAAGATAGTCCTGCATCTTCCCTCCTTTCACTGCTACGGAACATAATACTGTATATATAACCACTGTTTATAATTACAGTATATTAGGAAGCTAGAAATGTAAAACTCTTTTTATCCGTCAATTAGATAGCCCTGACACCGATCAATAACAGCATAAATTATTAACCCGCGTCAGCCGTACCATTGCCGCCATCTATCATCTTCCTGCAACCGCTGGTTACGGTAAAAAATACGCAACCCAGCCCCGGATGGAATACTGCCGCCACGCAGAAGCAAATCAATCTCCGATGCACTACCTTCAAACCCTCTGGCAGTCAGTTCTGCCTTAAGCTGCAGGCGCTGCTGCTCCGAAATATTCTGTTTGTATACTGTTTTCCGCTTCGGTTTTACCAGTCTCAACCTGGCTGTAAGTTCCCGCCGTTCCTTCTGGCCCATATTGTGGAGATAATCCTGCAGTTCCTTCTTATTCATGGCTTTAATATCTGGTAAATCCCCCTCTGATTTGTTCGTATTTTCAACAGGGGGACAGTTATTGCCACGAGTCCAAGGGGCGCAAGCGCCCTGGTCGGCTGTCGCCTCCTGAACGTCAACGGCCTTACGAACCTTTTTCCACTTCATCGCGTGCGTGCAAATCTTGCCCTCTGCAATCGGGGACCAGATGCCATAGATACGGATACCGTGATCGCCGTAGGCGCTCGGTTCGTCGTTAAGCTCATAAGCCGTGCGGACAAGGTGATGTTTACGGGGAACCAGTACACCGCCCTGCTTCATGATGTAGGTGGCAAAGCAGCCCGCATCAGCTGCCGCCAGTACCGCATCCAGACGCGGGTTATCCAATACCGGCGCACCCGCTTTGCGTTCGCCCTGCACTCTGGCCGCCTGACCAGCCAGCAAACGCAGCTCTCGGTATGCCTGACGCCCCGGAATACCAAAGAAACGGAATTGTTGGACACGGTGCAGCGACGCCCAGGCGCTGACATGCTCAGCGCTGTCACGCAGTGATCTGCCGGTTTCTTTGCTGATTTCTTTAGCCAGCCCGCGCCCGTCGATGTTCTTACTGATGTATTTGGCGATGTAGCTTGTCGGCGTGCCCTTGCGCGGGTTGATTAGCTCGGACTTGAAGCGCGGCCCGGTATTGGCGCCCAGCTCCTCGCGGTCTTCACGGATGGCAAACTTACGCAACAGCGCGGTGATGGAACGGCGGTCTTTTTTGCGCATGAAGCACAGAAGATGCCAGTGCACGGTGCCGTCATGGTGCGGCTCTGCAACGCGGACGCCATACCAGCGCAGCCCGGCCTTGTGCATTGCCTTGCGGAAAGCGGCGAACGTATCAACCAGATAGTCACTGCTCTGCCGGACAGTGGCACTGGTCCACTTCGGATTAGGTCTGCCGTTGTTGAGGGTTGCGTGGAAGCGTGACGGGCAGGTGATGGTATAGAACACTGCGCAGTCTCCGCGCATTTCCGCTATCAGCTCCAGCCCCTTAACACAGGCCATCATTTCATTACGGCGGTGTGCCGGGTTACTGTTGCTGGCGTTTACCACGTCTTCCATGTCCAGCGTGTCGCCATCTTCGTTGACCAGCTCATGCGAGCGGAAGAACTCCAGCGATTTGCGGCGCTGCTCGCGTTTGTGGATCATGGCTTCATAGCTGACATACGGGGACGCTTTCTTGTTGACCAGGCAGACGGCGCGCAGCTGTTCCTCCCGCCACTCGCAGCTCATCTGCCACAATTTGCGATACCACCAGTCCGCACACAGCATGCGCGCCAGCGACGGCGGGATAAGCTCATAAGGCACCGGCTTGCGGCGGCGCTTTTTGCGACGCAACTTCTCAAAGGCAGGCGGGATGACCTCAAGGCGCATGGCTTCTGCAGCAACCCTTTCCCATGCCTTGCGGATCTCTTCTGGCTTAACATCTTCGGCAACAAACAGATCACCGCAGGCAGCATCAAGGCACATGCTCATATGTGCCGCAACCAGCGTGGACAGACGTTTGACCTGATCCTGACTCATTTCAGGCAGAATCAGCAGCCCCTCCAGTCCGTCATGGCTCGCCATAAACCGAAACGAAGCGGACATTTGGCAGTCCCGCACGCGTTCCAGCCGATCAATACACGGTCTGATAGTTTCGCGCAGATAGCGGGAATACGCTTTCGGACGCCCCAAGGTATTGAAGTATTTAATCCGCTCCAGCAGAGGCTTGCTGATATGGGCAGGCGCGGCGCTTACATCGGCAATAATCACCAAATCAGGATTAACGCGCTGCTGTTCGCGGGCCATTTTGGCATGGCTAATCAGCCGATCCTGCTCCATTTCACGCTGGACAGGATCGCGGGGTTCATTGAAGAAATAACGTTCCCAAACCTTATCACTCAGCGCCTCACGGCGCAGATGCTCCTGCTCGTTATCCGCAGCGTACAGAGTGATGAGGTTTGAAAGCGCAGACTCCGGCGCAACTTCCGCCGGGTCCAGATACGGGTTAACCGCTTGTTTGGGCAAATTCCACGAATAAAGTCCGGCAACATTCTCAACGCTACCGGGATTTTCAGTTACAAATGTGGCGGCAAGGCGGCCTGTAGTGATTTCCGTCACTCGCAGACTCCCGCATAAACACTGCTACACACCGCCTTATCATTCATGCCTGCTAGCAGATCGAATTGCACACCGCCACGAGTGGTTAAGGCCCAGTCGCGATAAGACTCAATGCCATAAGCATCAACGGTAATGACTTCAATACGTTTTTCAGCACGGCGCGGGTCATGCGTGGACGGGAAGAATGTTGAATTGCCACGCCGTGAACATTCTGCAACCATCCTCTCCCATTCAGCCACACGGCTGATTTCTTCAGGCCAGCGCTGGAAAATTTCTGCAAGCTCGGACTTGCGGGCGTGAATACATGGCATACACCCGACACGGCTGCAGCCCTGCAGATAAAGTGGGTTAGGCTTAATGCCATGGCGTCTGGCAAGAGCGAACACATCTTCATGCAGCCAGTTGAGGATCGGACGATAGACATGAAGGCCCGGTGTATCGTCTGCGTCTTCCTCCCACTCAGGCAGCAAAGCACGCTCTGGGGATTCCTGTCCCCTGACGCCCTGCCAGCTGATTACCTCGTCGTATTCATCCAGAGCCGGGACGATCACCTGCGTACGCACCGGCTCATGTTTCAGCTCAAAAGTACAAAAACGAACTTTTGTTGAAGGAAAACGGCCTTTCCACATGCACAAATCAAGAAACGGAATGCCGGTTGGTTTAAGGATTTCCAGTGCCCGATGGATACGCTCTGCAGCCTCATCCGGCGACATACCGCATTCCTGAACCAGAGAAACGGGCCACTTTTCCGCAATAAATTTACGTTTCCCTTCTATCTGGCGCGTGAAATCGGCTTTAACGCGGATAACCTTGCCCAGCTTTGATTCCAGATAATCCAGATATTCCATCGTCTGCGGGTGTTCATGGCCCGTATCAGCAAAGACAGAAATATGCGGAACATCGTTTTCAATAGCTCTTAGCCACTGTGCAAGACTATCTTTGCCGCCTGAAATACTGATGGTATTGATGGTGCTGGCAGCGAAGCAGCGCGGATCGATGGCATTCATACGCGCACCTCAACGGTACGGTCTGGACCTCTGGCAAAATCAACACCGAACCAGCATACTGATTTCGTAGCGATGATTTCTGATGCAGATTTACCATCACCTGCAGCCACGCCCATGCTGCGCTTAGCGCTGATACGGTGGCGGGTGAAATTACGATAAAGGGAGCGTGTCAGGGATGTGTCGCTGTTGGACACGATAACCGGATGACCTTCTGATGACCGGCGCTCAAGAATAGACGCCAGATGATACTGGTCGTCCTCTGTAAAACCGGCAGCGTGATAACCGCTAAATGTGCCATCGTATGGCGGATCACAATAAACAACATCACCAGCCTGCAGCAGCGACAGCGTTTCCTCAAAGCTGGCACAAATAAACGTTGCACGTTTAGCCTTCTCGGCAAATGTGCGTATTTCATTTTCAGGGAAGTACGGCTTTTTATAATGTCCGTATGGATTGTTATATTCACCCTTCTGGTTATAACGGCAAAGACCACGATAGCCATGGCGATTGAGATAAAGGAAATATACTGCTTTCATGAAATCAGTTATTTCAGATGAATGATTAAATTCATGTCTAATGTTGTAATAAGCAACTTCTCTATTCGCGATCGCAAAAATATTTTTTGCCCGTGATATGAAAGCTTCACAATCAAGGGCGATTTTTTTATAGAGATTGATAAGATCTGGATTAATATCCGCGACAAGATAATGAGGATAGTCTGTCGCCATCATCACAGCACAGGAACCCGCGAAAGGTTCAACCAGCCGCGAGCCAGCAGGAAGGTGCTTAATCAATTCCGGCATGATAGCGGTTTTATTTCCCGCCCATTTCAGGATAGTGGTCATATAGCTCCCCCTGAAATGACATAGGAGAGAGCCTCAAGCGGCGTTAATGAGCGAATAGAAAGAATTACCCATTGCCCTTCCACTGCCACAACTTCATTAATCGGTAAAGTGTGGGTAATAACAGCGGCCCATTCCCGACCAGTATATGAACCGTGTTTCCATTCGCAGAGAGAAAGGACATCACCTACTTTGTAGCCGCGATCATCTTTGCGAAGCTCTGCCTTTTTGCTGCCAGCGACTACGGCATTAAAATACTTAGGTGCAATTTTTATCTGATGGATGCGCATAGTCATACTGCACCTCCGTTATAGTGTTTGCCTTTCAGCTCTGCGATTTCCTGACAAGTGACACAGCACTGCACGCCCGGAATGGCGCGGCGGCGTGCTGGCGGGATCGGTGCATCACAATCAATGCAAAGAACACGTGAAACGCCCGGCGTTCTGTTGCGGGCGGTGTGGATATGGCGCTGGCGTTCTTCTTCAACGCGCTGCTGTACAAGGTCCATTGAATCAGCCATCAGTGGCTCTCCTGCGCTTCGTTCTGAATGTTTTCAGCCGCAATACGCAGCAGCTCCGCCGCTTCAACGTGGTTAAGCTGGCGTGACGTGATATGGCAGGCCAGGCTATCAAGACGGGCTGCCATTGCCGCAGCACGTGCCCGGCGCTCTTCCATCCGTGCATCAGTCAGCATCTGGTTAAGGCCAGCATCATCTGGTCCGGTTTTGGTGATACGGGTTTCAATATTTCGCATTGTTGTTTCTCCTGAATTTGGGCAATAAGAAGCCCGGCGGGTTTACGCCTTTAATTTCGGTTGTGGGTTAATTCGGCATGGCTAGCCGATCTGGAAATAAACTCACCACTGTACGGAAATGGTTCATTGCTTTAATCAGCTCCCGCTTTTCGTCAGTCGTCAGCTCACTAACATTGACGCTATGACGTTCCGCCGGAATCTTTGCCATAAAAAATATTGCGGCTAATGCGCGTTTATTCTGCTCATGGTTAATATCCCGTTGGTCCCGCATATCGCTAATAAAACGCTCCAGTTCTGAATCAATATTTAAGCCAAACACTTTCGCCCTTAATTCCGCGATGTGGTTTAACCCATTAAGGCGGAGGCCAGCGCTTAGCGGAACAGTCGCAGCATCGCCTTCAATAGCCATGGTTTCCCCTGCTTTTTAGTGGACAGCTCAGCCAGCAACGCATCCTGAGAGCGGCACGGATGCCAGCGCTTGCCATCCTTCCCCATAATCCAGCCATGACCGCAGTGCATTGCAGGACTTTGCTTAACAAGCAGTGATGCAAAAGATGGTTCTTTAGTCAGCATAACCACCTCAGATCAGGCCGAACGAAGCGCCGAGGCCCGTCACGGTATCTACTGCGCTTGCCATCGCCGGATTAGCCTGCAAACGCGCATGCAATGAAACTGCAGTGAGTGCCATAAGGCGCGTAACAGAGTTGATGCTATTGATCACATCGCGGCGGCCTGCACTGGTTTTCACATCACCAGATACTGCGCCTGCAGCTACACGCCCAATCTCCGCAGTTGCACTCATGACGTAATGCGGCAGGTTCTCTTTTGCCACTTCATTCAATGGCACGCACGGCAGGCAATGGATTTGAGCCAGAAAACCATCAACCAGCGTTGAGTCTTCTGTGATATCAGTCAGCAGCCAGATCTCCGGCGGCGTAAGTTGATGCGGTTGCTCCGGGTTCAGCTTATTGCGCAGCGTCTGGACATTCATTCCTGCGCGTTCTGCCAGCTTCGCCATATTGTGACGCAGCGCGAAAGCCCGGCAGGCTTCGTCAAAGTGTGGATGTTTGGAAATCTTATAATCAAACATGCAAGCCCCTTAGAAAGTTCTCATAATCGAACTTACTGACCAACAATGACGCGGAAGTTGGAATGACCAAGAGACTCACGAACCTGGTCGGTTTTGTACATCAGGTACCGCAGGCTTACACGTCCTTTATTTTTTTCTTTCTTCACCATGTACTTAGCAAGCTTACCATGGTGAATTTTTTGATACACGGAGCCACGGGAGATACCTTCCCACTCCGCGAACTCAGCAGGCGTTGCCATCTCTTTTGGTACACGAATTGAAATATCAGTGCTCATAGTGCAATATCTCTCGGTTAAGGTTTGGTTTACGTCGTTTTATCTTGTTTTATTTGATTCAATAATTGATACATCGAGATACTACGATCCAATTTTTGATACGTCAATAGGATTGAAAAATGATACAGGTGAAAGCTGGCGAGAATACCGGGGGAAGAGAGGCTATACATAGGTTAATGGCTGCCTACGATTTTAAGTCCAGACAACAACTGTGTGATCACCTGGGTGCATCCAAAAGCACCATGGCAAACAGATACTTAAGAGATAGTTTTCCGGCGGAATGGGTGATTCAGTGTGCTTTAGAAACGGGAGTTTCGTTACTGTGGCTCACTACCGGACAGGGAGAGCCAGGTTCAAATATTGACCATAAAAAAGATATCAATTTCGTGAACTCCGCCAAAGTTAAACCTCTTTCGGAACTTGTTTCCCCTGAAATTGACAAGGCAACTCTCAACGGTGGTTTATTGGTTGAGGCAGGAAAAGCAATCATTGATACCAGCCTGCTTCCCTCAGACTCAGGCGACCTATTGTTAGTTAATACTGCTGGAGATTCTTATTTAGTAGACCGCAGCCAGACTCCACCAGTTAATGGCATATGGTTGGTAGATATCGACGGAATAAAAAGTATCGTTAAGTTAACACGTCTACCAGGAAACAGATTGGTGGTGCATCAAGACGAATCATCCTTTGAGTGCAGCCTAGACGACATTGAGGTAGTGGGCCGCGCTTTAAAAATAATCAAGAGCCTCTAACTTATGAGCATCAGAAAACAGCCTAACGGAAAATGGTTGTGTGAATGCTACCCGAACGGACGGGATGGCAAGCGTGTACGCAAGCAATTTGCGACTAAAGGCGAGGCCATAGCATTCGAAAACCACACCATGGATGAGGTGAACAAAAAACCGTGGCTGGGGGAGAAGGAAGATCGGCGGCATTTGTCAGAAGTGATTGATCAGTGGCATTCACTTTATGGGCAGACGCTGGCAGACCCCAAACGCCTGATGGCAAAACTCAGCATTATTTGTAATGGCTTGGGCGATCCCATTGCCTCAGAGTTAACCGCAGGCGATTTTACGAAATACAGGGAAGCACGGTTAAAAGGTGAAGTAAAAAATGAAGATGGCGTGCTTATGTCGCCAGTTAAGCCCCGTACGGTAAACCTTGAACAACGTAACCTATCATCTGTTTTTGGCACACTGAAAAAGCTGGGCCACTGGTCAGCCCCCAACCCGCTCGCTGGGCTGCCAACATTCAAAATCGCAGAGGGCGAACTGGCGTTCCTGGCACCGGAAGAAATTAAACGTCTACTGGATGCCTGTGCTGATTCTCAGAGTCCCAGTTTGCTGATGATTGCAAAAGTATGCCTGGCAACTGGCGCCCGATGGAGTGAAGCTGAAAACCTGCAGGGCCATCAGCTATCAAAATACCGCATCACTTATACCAAGACAAAGGGCAAGAAAAACCGTACCGTGCCAATATCTCAAGATCTGTATGACGAACTCCCCAAAAACAGAGGGAAGCTATTCACGCCATGCAGAAAAGCTTTTGAGCGTGCAGTAAAAAGAGCTGGTATTGAGCTACCAGAAGGCCAATGCACCCACGTGCTGCGCCATACCTTCGCCAGCCACTTTATGATGAACGGCGGAAACATACTGGTACTGCGCGATATTCTGGGCCACGCAGATATAAAAATGACGATGGTTTACGCTCACTTTGCCCCTGACCACCTCGAAGACGCAGTGACAAAAAACCCGCTTCACAACCTCAATTGGAAACGCTAATTTATGGCGGCATTTTGGCGGCAGGGCATTAAAAACGCGTAAAACGGACGAATACTGAATAACAATAACCAACTGTTTTTAAATGCAATATACTGTTTTTACTATACTAAAAATGGTATGTAGGAATTTCGGACGCGGGTTCAACTCCCGCCAGCTCCACCAAATCATGATCCGGATATGTCCGGTGAAGTACAGAAAGCCCGCACGGCACAAGCCCTGCGGGCTTTTTTGTGTCTATTGCCGCCTGGTGAGGATTGCAGAGAGCCTCACGGGCATTGACGTCAAATGACGCAATGGGTGACAGGGCAAAACGCCAAAAGTCTCACCAATAACTCCCGAAAGAATTAGAATACGAGAGTCAAAGAAAATGGAACATTCACTGAGAGTCCAGCCAGGCTGGGGCAAAGCTCTCAGTCAGGCTGTCGAACATAAAGATAAGCAGTTGCCCGTGAGACGCCAGGATGTTGGGCTACGGTATCCATAGATTTGCGAAGATTCAGCAGACCTTCTTTGCGAAGCTTAATGATCAATTCTTTTCTGTCAGCTGCTTTAAGCGTCCTGGCCGTAGTGGCACGAGCAGCGGCGAAACTATCTATGCGCTGTCGAATGGTCTCTGTTCCTCCAGGAGCAATATTTTCTCACGGAATTTTTTATTACCGTAGGCGTTATTCAGCGTAGTCCGAAGACGTGATCCTGCTCACCCAGTCAAACATAACTTGCATATGATTGCCATTGGACTTCCTCACACCAACCTGACACGCATTTACGCCTGTCGTTTTGCCAGTCAAAACCTGTCCATACTTCATATAGATTTTGATACCGACTCCCTGTTTATAGCACTTATTGCAAATCGAGAAATAATCTCTTCTCGATGGAGTATATTGCTGAAGATTAAATTCGTCAGCTGGCACCAGCGAAAGATTAAAAGCGTCATTACCTGATAATTCTTCAAGAATTGCCAGAGACTCTAATTTAACTTCAATTCGCTTATTTCCTTTAGGTTTATCCGAAGCCAGAATCAAATTTTCCCTCGGATTAAACTTCGCAATGTAGCCTATGATTATCCGGGCATTATTACTCACCAATCGAACAGGGATATCATTAAAACGTAGAAATTGAACTCGACGAGCAAGCATAGAATAATCCCGCGGCCATATTTCAGCCTCTCGCCCGTAGGAAATATCATTTACAGCCATACATTCCATAAAGATATATTCATCTATGCTAAATGAAAAAGCCCCGAATTCACGGGGCTGAATAAAACGAAATAAATTAACGTAACAGAGACAGCACGTTCTGCGGGACCTGGTTAGCCTGCGCCAGAACGGAAGTACCGGCCTGCTGCAGAATCTGCGCGCGAGACATGTTGGAAACTTCGGTCGCGTAGTCGGAATCTTCGATACGGCTACGCGCTTCAGACAGGTTGTTTACGGTATTGCCCAGGTTGGTGATAGCAGAGTTGAAACGGTTTTGTACCGCACCCAGATCAGAGCGCAGCGCATCCACCTGCGCCAGCGCGGCATCAATTTTCTGCAGCGGGTTTTCGGTGGTTTTAGCGGCTGCTTCCGCCAGATCTGGTTGTGCTTTGAAATCATGACCAGCGGCTTTGCTGGCATTGTAGGTTTTACCGTCGATAGTAACGACTTCGGTTTTACCGTCTACGCCACCCAGTTGGTTAGCCGCTGTTTTGGTAGTGCCGTCAGCAGCAGTATAACTTGTGGTTTTAGCTTTAATTGCTCCTGTCGCTTCATCGTAATCTGCGGCGTAATACTTATCGCCAGCTTTAAGCGCATAACCGCCTTCAATTGTCTTACCATTTTTATCGGTATAAGACATTTTGACCAACTCAGCGCCATTAGCATCGGTAGCGTCAACGCCGCCAGCAATTAAGGCATTTTTAGCATCTGCTGAAACAACTGCCGGTGTATCTTTTAACTCCTGTACTTCTGTTTTAGTTGTCGCACCAGCAGGCATTGTGGTTTTAGTTGCGCCAGCCGCAAGGGTTACTGTACCGTCAGTAGCAACGTTAACTTCATAATCGCCATTTTTGGCGGCATCAGCACCAGTAAAGCCACCAATAGTAACAAAGTACTTGTTATTATCTGCGTCAAATTTAACCGCACCACCGGTTACAGAAGCCGTACCATTCGTACCACCCGTAGCCGCTTTAATAGCTGCATCATCAAGACCCGATACATCCAGTGTAGTACCATTATTGGCATAAGCTTTCGTTGTTACTGCTGTATCTTTCACATCATACGCTTTCTGCACGTTCAGTGAGTCCAGACCCAGGGTCTGAGAGTTGATCTGCTTCAGATCGATATCGATAGTTTCACCGTCGTTGGCACCAACCTGGATGGTCAGGGTGTTGTCCTGCGCCAGGACTTTCACGCCGTTGAACTGAGTCTGGCCGGATACACGGTCGATTTCGTTCAGACGCTGGGTAATTTCAGCCTGGATAGAGTCGAGGTCAGACTGGGAGTTAGTGCTGTTAGCAGACTGAACCGCCAGTTCACGCACACGCTGCAGGTTGTTGTTGATTTCGTTCAGCGCGCCTTCAGTGGTCTGCGCAATGGAGATACCGTCGTTAGCGTTACGGGAAGCCTGAGTCAGACCTTTGATGTTCGCGGTAAAACGGTTAGCAATCGCCTGACCTGCCGCATCGTCTTTCGCGCTGTTGATACGCAGACCAGAAGACAGACGCTCGATAGCGGTGCCCAGTGCGGACTGGGATTTGTTCAGGTTATTCTGGGTCAGCAGCGACAGACTGTTAGTGTTGATTACTTGTGCCAT